AGTTGCCATCAGTCGCCTCCTTACGTCTGGTACCTCTGAAAAGAGGAACCATACTAAGGGCACTGAAACAGTATCCGATGCACTCGAAAGATCGAGCGTTATCGAATCGTTAGCATACGCATCTCGAGCTGCTTTTTGATTGAAGGTTTGATCCTCCAGTCTAATAGACCGCCTGAGTAGCCAATGCTTGGAAATATGCGACATTAGAGCCTTCATCTGCCCCTGTTGAAGATACTGATTAACAGAATATTCAGACGAGATCAGTCTCGGTCCTTTAAAATCCTTAGGTACAAGACAGCAACGTGTGTGAGTTTCACGACTCATCATAACGTTACTAGTCCTGTCGACTATAGCTTTTAAAGAGTGAACTCCATAGCCAAGATAAGGATAAAACCTCTCAGCCTTCACAGGCCAGGAAGTAAAATCCCATCTCTCCGAATGGTCTAACTTTTCAGCCACCGCACCAGGACCATGTCCAGGTGTTATGGAGGAAAGAGAGAGATTCTTCAGAGACTGCGTTAAAAGCTGTTGAGCTTTTACCAGGACAGGATGACTTCGATCCAGTCGAACCTTACGGATCGACTGCATATTATCGGAGAAAACCTGTACTGCCTTTTCCTTCATTACATGACTCGGCTCAGAAATGAGTTTAGAGTCATAAAGAAGAAATTGGCGCAGAAAGCGAATGGACAATGCATCAGCATCAGTACGGATCGCGCCTCCATCATCGAATATCCTCCTAAAAAGAGAATACGCAAAGATAGGGAGACGTGTGTTCCTTTTCAAGGCAAAGTGGGCGGTACAAGAAAATTGTCCGCTTACTAAACCTAGATCGAGGGCTTTTCCCAGTAGGGGAATAGTCACCTTGATAAAGCTAGTACCTTCAGACTCTCCTCTTTCAAGGAGAGTCTTAAGGTCATTGTCGTGAATTGGTAAACCCATACGGACACCGTCAGCAACCATTGCTGTGCGGAGTGCGATGAATCGCGCCTGGAATCTTTTAAGGTCTCCCATATTATTGGGTTTCCTCCAAGTCCCAGTGGCCACCGTATCGGCACAATACTTATTCGACGTTAATCCATTATGCGAATGTTCCGATATTGTTTATTAAACAATAGACGGATTAAACGGACCGGTGACGTTGAAGTCGCCCTCAGGGGTGGCTCCATTCATCAGGGCCGTAACATTAGCAGTAAGATTAACGTACGAGGTCAACTGAGCAATGATATCTTTAACCATTGTCAGAGTGATCTCGGAACTCCTAGGGATCGTCAGCTGAAGAGAAGCACCAAGAATCAAATATTGATTTGTGGTGTCCTCAACTATTGCCTTTGAAAAGACAATATTATGCCGATCAGTCCCACGTTGTCCAGGGGGGCGAAGGATATGTTGGATTCGCAGCGTTTCAGGCTCGGAAAGCCCAGCCGCGACATTCGAATAAACATTCACACCTCCTGGCTGAACGGACTGGAGAGAATAAGTAACGTCGGACGTACCGTTCGACTTTGTGACGGTGATGGACATTGGAAACTCCTTAAAACTGCCTCCGAGAACCTTATCCATTTTAGATAGGGGGAAAGGCGGTAAACGATGATTCAATCATCAAGGACGACTCTACAGCCGTAACAGTCTCTGTAAAATCAGAGAGAAACTAGCTGTATATTGGAAGAAACCGAGCGCTGAGAAGTCAAACACGCCCGATGTATCTGGAAATTCGAGGAATCGTTCGTAAACGGACGTCTCGCGTGTTGCGAGTCGTACGGGTGAATCCGGAGAGACCTGCGGCTCGGCATGGGCAGCGTTATAACCAGGAGTTAGAAGTAACTCTTCGGTTAAGCGTTGCTTAGAAGAGCAACAGAAATTCCGGATCTCAGTGAAAGGTCCGCCTGTTCTCAAACGCGTTAATGAATTTAAACGCTCTTGAGCATTCGTGAACCAATCTATGACAAATGAGAATGGGATTAACTCCCATGCAAGACCGACCATTTTATTTACACCAAAATATTGTAAATAGGCCGACCAGTCTGACCCAAATGTCATATCCTCTCGAACCCTGCCATACGCCGAAGCAACTGCAATCGAGGTTTTCTCAATGCAATTGATATAGAGAGCCCTAGGGCCATCTAAGGTGAATGACGGGGGTGCGAGATTTTCGAACGAGGAGTCTAGCTTTTGCCTAACCCTAATCGGGACATAGTGTCCTGCATGTGAACGAAGTATTGACATACGCTTAGAAACTCTTTCATGAGCCAAGAGCGTTGCTTTAATATCGTCTATTGCAGGTTTAACCCCAAATATATATGATAAATGGGCATTAACACCTTGTCCTACGACCTCCTTTGATATTTGCCCTAATTTCTTCTTTCTCGCATTCTTGACATGTTTTCCAACATGTCGGAGGAAGCGATTAATCGCTCGCGTTGGAAAGAGAACGCCTAGTAAGGCCTCTCGGAAGATATTGCTTTCAGCCATATCCTCCCCAATGTGAAACGAAGAATGAATGAATTGATCGCATGACTCACTAAAAGAGTCCGCGAGGGCAAACCAATCGTGCTTACGATATTCGTCCGCTGTGTAATTCACATCGCTACCGTTAAAGGTATCGTGGAGTGGACTACTCAGTTGGTTACTAGTATAGCAAGCACCATCAAAGTAACGGTCAGTGAACAGATTATAACGTTCATTAGACGGAGAACCCGCATCTGCGATTGATCCGAAGGCAAGACTAATATCCATTTCGGGACGTAGTATTGTCTTACGATGAGTACAAGGATGAGAAGGTTTAAAAACCTTCGATACCTTGCTGGAAGGATATTTAAATCGCTTCCATGAACCTGTCGTAGGGTCAATATAGATTTGAGGTCTCAGAGCAATAATATCAGAAATCTCTTCATCTCTTTCAATATAACTACCTACGATATCAAACGTACTGCCGACGTGAGTCGGAGGTATGTCAGGATTAGTATAAGTAATATCAATTGTCTGAGATTGGGGATTACCGAAAGGTGTTTCCACCACGCGTGATCGTGTTCGCACGGGTTACCTCTTCCAGAAACGTCTAATAACAATCCCAATGGTTTTAGCCATTGGAGCGACTAAATAGGGCACTAGCGCCGCACAGAAAACGATAAGTAATCTCATAAATCGTTGCTCCGGATTGAACCGGTTTGCAGCAAGTTAAAAGGGATACCTTTCGTAGTGTGAGGCGAATGAAACCGGGTACTGACAAGCAATCCTACAGAATTGTAGTAAAGCGTTGCAGCATCTGGTACATATGTGAAGCCAGAAATACTTACACTATACATGTTATAGGCCAAAAGCCTACGCAATGATAGTACAGTGCGTCGTGCAGCAAGAAGTTCCAACTGGATCTTCTCGATTGCATCGATCGCATCGTCTAAAGTGTTAATGGTTCTCAACATAGTGCCACCTTTTAGGCTGATTGTTACTAAACGAAGGACGGGGCTCCTTACTAGGGGAG